GTATATTCTATATTTAAAGGTCTAAAACTAGCTGTTCCTGCTGCTGCTGCAAATGTTCGTCTAATAGTTACATAATTTGCAATACCTGATGTAGTTGTATAATTTTGACCTGTAAAAAGTACATCATAATTATTACTAGAAAAATTTACTTTATTACTTGTAAATCCTAATCCGAATCCTAATATATCTTGTGTAGTTTCAATATCCTTAAATGGATAAATTATTGGTCCAATATTACTCTCTCTTGCTATTGTTATAGCCCCATTATTGTTAATAGCAATAGCTTGAGTACCTCCACTGTTTTCAAACCTTGCAATGTTAGTAGCTCCATCACCTTTAAGATTAAGTTTTGCCAGTGTTGAAGATGGAGAACCCCCTGTAATAGAACCAGTATATGAAACTTTAAATACACTTGCTCCACCGCTTACATGAAAATCTAAAAAATTACCTGGAAAAGAAGCTACAGCATTAATACCTATGTATGTTCCACCATTAGGACTAGCAGCCCAAATAGAAGAACCAGCAGTACCTAACAATAAAACTGGATGGTTTTGAGTAGCGTTACCTATTGTGTATGGATCTGTTTTAATTCTTACAGCATATTTATCGGGAGCTGTTGGAGCATCAAATAATTGTTGTACACCATTAAATGTATTAAAACCACTAAAAGTATTAGCACCAGTAAAAGTTTGAGCAATATCAATACCTGCAAAAGTTAAACTTGCATCTGGAAAAGTAAATGTATTGTCTTTACTCATTAAACCAGTGTTAAATATAGCAGAATATAGAGTATCGGGACCAGATAAAATTAAAGGAAATTGATTTCCATTTCCTATTTTTACTTGATTTATGCTTAAATATAAAGCAGAAGCATTATTCGACTGGTCTGTAACATTTGTTAATGTAGAAGACAAAGCAACACCACCAGCTAATTCTAAAAAACCAACATTAGTAGGGTATGGCCCAGCATTATATGGAGGATCGGATGTTATAAATTTTGACATTATCTTAAAATTATATAGTTAAGAGTACCTGAACCAGATACAGAAAGTTGATTAGTATTTTGACAAGGAAAGTTTAATCCTGCTCCAATAGCAATAGTAGCTCCATTATTAGCTGAAACATTACAAGCAGTTAAAAAAGTAACAGCTTTACAAGGCACATCAGGTAATGCAGTTAAAGTTCCAGATAAAGAAGCAGTAGCTGTTACAGGAGTAGTTGCTATAGTTGAATACCACAATTGGTAAGTTATTAATAAAAGTTCGTCTGTTTTTGTCATGTTGTTTACAAATTTAATTACAATAATTTAAAGCATCAACTAAAATATTAGTAAATTGCTCATCAGTAATAGAATTATAGTTAGTTCCTACTTCTCCATTCATATTTTGAGTCCAATCTGCTAAAATTCTTTTAGCTAAATAAAGTTTATATACTATACATAAATGTTTACAATTTAAACCATAAGCATAGTAATTATAAGTACCGTTAGAGTACCTAATAAAATTAGCATCAAGTATATTAGATACTATTTTTAATTGATCGTTATTATATATATTAACTGTTACAGCCACAATCTTTATCACAATAAGTTGTTAATAAATCAAATATCTGTTGTGCTTTAGTAACATTGTTAGCTACACAATTATCAAACATAGCATCGTATAATAAATACATATTTACTAATTTAATAGTTTGAAGTTCTAAACATCCACAATCACATACAGATAAATCAGCTACTTTAGCATCTAAACATTCTTTAATTTCTCTAGCAATAGGAACATATAAAATACTAGAAAAAACTACATTATAACTGCTGAGTGCAGCATTGGTAGCTCCACTCCAATTATCTGTAAATGTACCTGATAATGTAACTAAATTTAAACTTGCTATTGAATAGTAAGTAGCATTAGCTACGTCATAAATATATTTAACATTATTAAAATCTTGATTAGTATTACTAGATACTGTAAAATTTTTACTACCGTTAACAACATTTATTGTTGAAGCATTAGTAAAATTAACTAAATATTCTACTTTCCATAAACCATCTTCTAAAGGTTCATCTATAGTTTGACCTAAAATTGTATTTACAAAAGTATATCCATTAGGTAATAATGCTTGATTAAAATTATATTTAATTTCAGTTGGAGAAGTAAATATTTCTTTTACTATTACAATATTAGAAGTATTTCTTCTACTTGTAGGATTTTGAAGAGTTCCATAACCAGTTATACCTGTTCCAGTAATATCTTCTACTAAGATACTTTTCCAATCATAACTTGGTGTTAATCTAGTTCTTACTTGTAATGCCATAATATTAATTATAAACTCTTATTTCTATTGGTGCATTTGATAATATTCCATCAGTAGAAACATCACTATTATTATAACTTTGAAGTACAATTTGATTATTATTTACTCTATATAAAGTGTAATATCCTAAACCTGTTCCTATTGAATTAATAAGATAAAAGCCTTTAACAGGAATAGGTAAAAATAATTTAGAAACGGGAAAAGCATTAGCTAAAGTTCCATAATAAACACCTGCTGAACTATAAGTCCAAACAATATCACCAATTGTATTTTCAAAAATAGTACCTGTTACACTTTCTCCAACTATTCCAGATTGAGAAAAACTTGCTCTATAAACTTTATAATTATAAGGTATAAGTTTATCTAAAGTACAAGTATATTCAGATACATCTTGTCTGTTAACAACAATTTTATCTGTTCCAAGAGGGGTAGCTGTATTTGATTTATCTAAATTCATTTTAATAATATTTTGAGATACAAATGTAACATATAATATTAAATAAAAAAAGAGGATATTTCTATCCTCTTTTAATTTAATTATAAAAACACATTACTAAGCAGCATAAGCAGCTATAATTGTAGGCACCATAGCAGAGGCTAAAGTATCTCCACTTTGAGTAGCATTATTAACACAGAATATTTCTATTTCTGAAGTTTCTTGTCTTCCAATACCTTGAGCTGTTTTATCTTCCCAATAACCGTTATACTTAAATGCAAAACCATCATAATTAGATGTGGCTAGTGCATAATAAGGATTAGAAAAAGGTAAAAATACTCTATTGTTAAAGCCAAAATAACCCATAGCAATAAATTCTTCTTTTTGTACTTGATAACCTAATCCTCTTCCTTCAAAATAAACAGCAGAAGTTACTGTACCAGAAGCATTTAAATAAGGTTTAGGTACAACAGTATTTGTTGTAATTACACTTCCTAAATCAAATAAATTACCTGAAGCATAAACAAATATTTGTTTGTTAGGAGTTAATTGAGTTACAGGAATACCATTAAAAGAATTACCAAAAGCTACAAATCTAACACCTACCAAAGCACCTGGAGTAAGAGTTCCAATAGGAACAGCTGAAGCAGAAGCTCCTAAAGTCATAGAACCGTTAACATAAGGAGAATCTAAAGTAATTGTAACTGGATATGCTGCTGCTGAACAACCAGACAATACTTTATAAATAGGAGCACCTACTCCAGTAGTAGCATCACCCAATCTAATATAAGAACCATCGGCAACAGTAATTGTACTAGAAGAAGTTGTTAAAATTACAGCAGTAGAACCATTAGTTACAGTAGCAGTTACGTTTGCAGTTGTAGCTACATTTTGTAATTGAGTAGAACTAGTGCCTGAAAGTAAAGAAGCCCATACAAAAGTTTCTTCAGGTAAAGCACCAGTAGCAATATTATTCAAAGTATTAGCATTAATGCCTTTCATCATATCGTAAGCTACGTTTAAAGCTGTAGCAGAACCATCATTTCTATAAGATTTGTTCCAACTAGTGTAAGGAAAAGGAGGAATACCTTTACTCATGTTATTAATATTGATACCATAAGTTCCAGCTGTTCCGGCTTGAATTGTGTTTGAATCACCTGAAACTCCTGAAAAACCTATTGTATAAATATTAGGAATAGCAGCAGAATAAGAAATAGCAGTAGCAGGAACTGATCCAGCAATTACACTTCTTGGTTGAAGAGTTACACTTCTAAAGTTAGTAGTAGTACCTGAAGCAATACCTTGAGCTATCATTAAAGGTAATAGTTTTACAGCAGCAGTAACTAATCCAGTACCACTTCCAGAACCAGGTGTTGTTCCGTTTGTAAGCAAAGTAAAAGTACCATCAGAAGCAATAGAGTAAACTCCAATTTCTCCAGCTGCTAATAAATTTGGGTTGGCTGCTGTAGTGTAAGCTGAAGCATTTCCAATGAAAACTGTTTTTGACATTTTTTTGTTTGTTTAATTGTTATTTATTTATTGAATTTAAAAATTTATTCATTTGTTATTACTGTTTCTTGATGTGTTTTATATCTTCCTGCTTCAAACTCTTCAAGTAAATAAGAAGCTGTCATACTTAATATTTCATTATGAGTAAATTCAGGTAAATCACAATTTATATCTAAATAATAAGATACAGTTTTTGGTTTACGAATGTAAGACAAAATAGTTTTATTTACAACAAAATCATTTATATTAATATAAGTGTTTAATTTATTGCCACTAAAAAAACATAAAGGAAACTCATAATAAGTAGCATTAAAAGGATCTTGTTGCAAAGCAAACAAATCATCTTCTTGTACTTGTTTATTAGAGGTTGTCATATTTGTTCCACCTAAAACATACGTTGTTAATGTGTAAGTATTAGTTGCTAAAAGTGTATAAGTAGAACCTGAATTAGTTGAATAACTCCAAACAGGTACATAACTATTATTTCCTTTATAAACTATAATAATACTATTAGCAAAATACAAATCTTTATATTTTTCAAAATAAAATTCAAAATCTTTAGATTTATAATTATATGTTACAGAATTTACTGTTGCTGTCCAACCATTCCAACCATTCTTTAAGAAATCTGTTATTACAGAAGTCATATAACTATTATCTTCAGTTGTATAAACAGAAGCATTAGTCATATTTAAATCTGTTCCTATTACTACATTTACATTTAACAAATCTGCACCTAAATTTTTAATTCCAGTTGTATTTGTTAAAGTACCATTAAGTTGAAATTCTGGACCTGCAACCCCTCCAACGAGGCTAGCAGAAATAGTCATACTAGAAGCATTAATAGTTTTTATATAATAAGTTATTCCTATTTGAATGTTTGAATCAGTTCCTCCTTTTGTAACAAAAACAATTGGGTCATTAACACTCCAATTAATAGCAGCTAAATTAGTTGTCATATAAAAAATATTTAAACCTGGAGATCCCGGACCAGCTGCTGAAACAAGATAATAAACATCTGGATTTTTATATAAAAATGTTTTTAATCTACTAGTACTCCAATTACTATTAACAAAAGAACTAACAGGTAATACAGAATAGTATTCGTTTTTAGAAGCTTCTTGATAAGTAAAAGTTCCACAATCAACATAACTAATTTGACTTCTTGTGTTTACTGATAAACAATAATCAGAAGGAAGTTCTGCTTTTACCATTGAATTATAATCAATATCATCAACACTAGGTTTATAAGCAGTTAAACTATAATTAATCTTAACTAACTCTCTTAAATCATCTATTCTTTTTTGAGATTGCTCAAAACCTTTTTGTTTAGCGTTAGAATGGCTACCATATCTTTCTTTAACAAATCTTTCAATATTTTTATTAAAAGCTATGTCTTTTTCTTGAGGCGTCAGAATATCATATAAAGCAGAATTTACTTTATTTAATTCTTGGTCCAACAATATATGCCATTCTTTTATATTACTCATAATTTTATAAAAAGAATAGGTTTAACCCTATTCTTTTATTTTTTTAGATTTTATTTCTTCTTTAGCTTCTCTTTTTAATTCTTTACCGAATTGTTTAAGTTTAGCTTTTAATATTACTACTTTTTCAGATTCATTAGGATTTTTAAAGAAAGCTATTACAGCATTTATATCTCCTAAATTTTCTGTACCATTAATATAATCATTTCCAACTCTTTGGAAAATACCTGCTTCAACCATAGAAGCTACTTCAGCTCTATATTCTAAAGTATCATCTGATGTTAAAGCAATAAAGAAATCTGGATCTTTTTTAACAATTTCTTCTAAAGCTACTTCTTTTTCAGCTTTTTTCATTGAAGCTATTTTATCAATAGAACCAATAGAAGTATGCTTAACAGATAATGCTCTAAGTATCCAATCTATCTTAACTTCATTTTCAATTAATTTACCTAACTCAATATAAGCTTTAGTAGATTTACCAATTTTCTTAGATTTAGCTTGAAGTTCAGCTTCAGCATTTTCTATGTAAAATAGTTTCTTTTCATCAGCTTCAGCTGCTTGAGGATCTTTAGCTACATACGGATGACCCATAATAAATCTATATTTAATAAATTCTTCTACATTAATAGGTTCTCCATCTTCTCCTATTGTTTCATCTAAATTAACTCCTTCATAAGGAACATTAATGGACATAGTGTCAAAGTACTTATTAACCTCTTTTAAAAAAGCTATATCTTTACTATCAATAGCTAAAATTAAAGGCATCCATTTTTTCTTTTCTTCCAATGATAGTCCACAACCTGATTGACCTGTTTTAGTCATGTATGAACCAATAATTGCTACAGACTCCGAAGCTAATTGTTTAGCAAAACCGTGTCTTTTGTACTCTTTTCGTTGAATCTTAATCATCTTTTTTTCTTTTTTTCTAAGTTTGTTGAGGGCAGGGAATCGAACCCCAGCTAAAACACTCCATCGTATTTTGTGCTGCCATTAACACTACAACTCAATATAAAACTAGGAGTATTTCTACTCCTAGTTTAAATTTTATACTACAATCCAGCTACACAACGTAAGTCGATAGAAGTATTAAAACGTCTAAGAACTACTTGACCAGCTTTCATAAAGTGAATTGAACTTGCATCTTTATCAGTTGCAATTGAATCATTACCAGTTAAATTAGCTGATACTTCATTCATACCTTTAACAACTGCTCTTACCATTGAACGGCCTTTTTTAGTTACCATTACAAGGTTGTTTTCACCGTTATAAGTAGATGTATCAACAAATACTAATCTATGTGATTCTAATGGTAAACCAGTTTTAGGATGTCTAGGAGAAGCAAGTGCTTGTGGTCCATTATCAAAAATAGATGCAGTTTTAATTATAATTTTATAACCATCAACATGCTGATACATATCAAAGTATCCACCTAAAGCTAATGAATAACCAGAACCAGTAACAAATTGAGCATCAGTTAATTTGATGTAACTTCTAGCTGCTAAATCTGCTTTCATAGCATCATCAAATTCTTGACGACCACCAATACCAGTAAAGATTGTTACAACTTTATTAGAAGCATCAGACATACCGTAGAAAGTACTACGAATTGTTTGATGAATTTTATCTACTGTCAAAGTACCAAAAGTATCTTTGTTCATTATTTGTTCAAAAATACCTGAACCTCTTACAATAGGATTACCATTAACATCTCTTTCGTTAACAATACCTGAAGCATCACGATTTGAAGTTGAGTACCAATAGTTAGTTTCACATTCTTGACGGAATGATAAATTATGTTGGTATTCTTCAAAAGGCCACCATAAAGATTTTTCTCCACCACCAGAAGTAGGAAGTTTTACAGTTACAGTAGAACGATATTTTACATTACCTTCCCATTTGTAAGATTTACGAAGAGTAGTAATATCACCTCTCACTTTATAAGGAGCAGTAGAAACTGACTCATTACCAGTTGAACCAAATGATGCTACAGCTGCCCAACCTAATGAGAACAAGTTACCAGCAGTTAATTCAGAAGAAGGTAAAAACTGTGAACTGTTTTTAGCTACTAATTTTACAGGAAAGCTCCACAAACCATTTGTTTGGTAAGGTTCACCTACTACTGTTAATTGATAACCATTAGGAGTTAAGATTGTGTAATCTTTAGGAAATAATTTTTCTTGAAATTGAATAGTAAAAGTAGAGTAACCAATACCAGCATTTGCAGTTGATACAGTTGCTGCTAAAGGAATAGCTTTGAATAGACGTCCAATTACGTCATATTCATACTCATCACCTTCTATTTCTTTCATTGCTTTCATACCTTCAGAAAGGTACATGAGAGGAAATCTTTGACTTTCATCTCCCATAAGATATGTTAATACTGGAGATAATTGGTCAGGTTTCAACATCAACATCTTTGCTAAAGATGTATCGTTGGTTTTCATTTGTTCGTTCCATTGTTGGTCGAATACTAATTGAGCCATGTTTATTTATATTTGTTTTTAAAAGTTTTATTTTTTAGTGGGTCTTGCATCAAATACTATATCATCATTAGTATTTATGCTATCATTCCCAGTTCCACTTTTCATCGTTGTTTTACCTCCTGTCAACTTACTTCTTAAAGTTGATACTCTTTGAGTAGTTGCAGCTTGATTAATATACTTACCTAGTTTACCTTTATTTTTCATAAAGAAAGCTAGAGCAGCTCTATCTTCAAGTGTTAAATCGTTTTGATCAATTTGCCATTGACTCATTCCGTTTTTAACAGGTTTTTTCATATAATCTAAAGTAGGTTGAATTTCAGATACAGGTATCTCAAAATCTTGTACTTTACGATTTTTAACTATTTGCTCCATTTCTCCCCATATTTTAGCTTGACGTTGTCTAGACTGTTCAGCTTCTCTGCGTTGATTTTCTATTAGAGCACCTTTTTCTCTTTCTTGAGCTTTAGCTAATAATATTGAAGCTTCTTCTGCTTCTTCTTTTAATATACCAGCTATTTCAAATTTATCAAGTTTCTTTGTTATCTGTTCATCTGAATACCCATTATTTCTATAAAGAGTTTTTAAAACAGATTTTTGTACTGATTCATTATCAATATCTATTGATTTGTAATCTATTTCAGGTGTTATAGCTTTGTAATAATCTTCTACATTACCACCTAACATTACATAATCAAAAATTTCTCCTAAATCAGGATGTTCTTCAAAGAAGCTATTTAACTGTTGATCGGCAAATTCTTTACCAGCTCTTTCAGTAAAAGCTATTAAACCTTCTTCAGAATCTTCAAATTCATCATCTTCTCCTAATTCAATACCTAATTTACTAGCTATTGTTTTAATTAAAGACTCTTCTGAATTTTCTTCAGGTTCTTCTTCTTCAGTTTTAAAATCTTCTTTAACAGATTCTTTAACTTTTTCAGGTTCTTCTGCTTTTGTTTCTTCTTTTTGTTTAGCAGGTCTTCCTCTTTTTTTAGTTTCAGTTTCAACTGATTCATCATCTGTTTTAACATCATCACCTAATTGTTCTTGTTCAATAGGAACAATATTAGGTACATCATTTAAAACATCATCAAGTCCTTCTACCATTGAGTCAGGAGCTGATATTCCTTTACTTTCATCTTTCATTTTCTATTCAAAATTAATATTTATTAAATTTATTTCTATACTATTAAACTACTTTTTAATTGAGTAATTATTTATATCACTTTGTAGTTGTTTTAGGTTTTGATTTAGCTATTGCTAATTTGTTAGCCATTTCTTTTTCTTTAAGACCTGCATCAATCATAGCTTTTTGAATAGCTGTGTTATCATCTCCTTCATCCATACCTAAAGCAGTAAGTTCTGTTTTTCTCATATCCCATTCACCTTTTCTATCAATTTGCTCAAGAACATATTGTTGATTTCTATCTGCCATCTCACTCTGCATTTGAACTACTTGTTGCTCATGTTCTTGTTGAGCTTTTTCTTTCATTTGAGAATATTCTTGCATTTTAGCTTCAGCTGATCTTAACTTCATCTTAATATCAGCAAGATTATCAGATTCAAGTATTTCAACAATAGTTGAACCTGGTGTACCGTTTTGAGCTAAAGGTTGAGCTATAGACTGAACCATTTTAATTTTTTCTTGTAATTTACTAGATTTAGCTACAAATATTCCATATTCTGATTCAGAATGTTCTATACCATCTATATCCATATAAATAGTTTTAGCTGTTTCAGGCATTACAAAGCTAGTTTTCTTACCATTAATCCAAGCTAATTTAGACCAATCAAGTAATCCTTGATATTCTCTTTCTTTAAACTGATCAAAATAAGCAAAATAAACTTCAGTAATTAAAGAAGATTGAACTACAGCTCTTTCTACTCCACCTACTGTTTCAGAAGAAGTTATTTGACCTTCTCTTTGTTTAGTAATACCACATACTTCATCCCATTCTTGTTTAATAAATCTAAGTAATTCTATATAAGCTTGAATAGTTGAAGATGCTATTTGTAATCTAGATTGAGTATTATTATTTCTATTAACTCCTTCTTTAGCATAATCAGCAAACATAATAGAAGTTTGATCAGCCATCAACATCCACTTATCTATATCCCAATTTTTAGGTTTAAGATTAAGATCTAAAATAACCATATCATCTTTCATTTTAGCCATAGCCAGTTTTAACCTGTGCATAGTAGCATTATAAAGTACTTGATATGGAATACCTAAAGTAACCATTGATATATTTCTTGAATTTCTATTAGAAAATACTCTACCATTATAAGATAGTTTACATTTAGAAGGATTATCTATAGAATTTCTTTGGTTTTGTGAAGCTCTAATTCTTTTATACAAAGTAGTACCTATTCTATAACCTTCCCATACTTCATTTACCCAATACCATTTAAGAGTTTGTCCTTCTGTTTTTGTATAATCTTCAGTAACTTCTAAAGATTGAGGTTGCCCCATTTCATCTACAAAATCTACAATACCAATCTTCTTTTTACTTTTCCATTCTACATGAAGAACTTCTATTAATCTAGAATAAGCTTTAAAAGGAACTGTTCTATCATAAAGAAAAGGTGATGTAGTTGAAAAAGCTGGACCTTGAATAGCTAAAGTTTCTATTTGATTTATTTCATCCATTGTTAAATCATCATATAAAATATCTATAATAGAAGAAGGCAACATATACTTTCTTCTTACTACCCAATCTCCATCTTCAATAAACTGTAAATCAGGATCTTTATCATAATCAATATCTAAAGGATTTACAACTTCTACAAATACTTCATTATGTTCAATTCCTTTTTTAGTATATACTTCACCAGTTGCCATCCAATCAAACCAAGCAACATCAAATACTTCATCTAATTTATTATATTGACTAATAAAATTAATAGCATGTTGACCGTTAATAGCTCTTTTATCTCTATAACTAGATTCAAATTGTTCTTTAATATATTCTGGAGTAGGTATTTCTTGAGAAGGAATACCAGTATCTACACCTTGAGCATTTAAAGTATTTATAAATTGCTGTTCAAGGTTATCGTTAATTTGTTTGTTTAATTCTTCTAGCATTTTGTTATTAACATCATCGTTAACAACATATACTGTCATGTCTTTAGGTCTTTTACTAAATTCTCCTCTTAATAAATCTACTTTAGGTTTAATAATAGGATAGTTTTTAACATCAGCCCAATCTCCTTCAATTTCTTTACCAAAAGGAGCTGTTACTAATTTGTAGTCTTCAATATCTATATGTCCATTATAATAGTCATATAGTTTCTTTAACCACATTTTATAAGTGTTAGTAGAAAATGAAGATCTTTGGATATAAGCAAGCATAGTCTTCCTACCCCAGTCATAATCATCTTTTATTTTAGCAGCATAACTTATGTTCTGATTTGGTATATCAGAAATATATTGAACTTCACTCATTTTTAAATATTTTAGTTACAAATCTAATATAAGTTTTGATTATTAACAAATTTGAATCTATTAAAGAACTCATCATTGTATATATACTTGTCTTCTTGTTCAGGAGGTGGTTTTAAATTTAATTGTTGTTTATAAAGCATAGCTCCAAATAAACTAAGGACTCTATCAAAGTTTCCTTCATAATTAAATTTAAGAATTTCATCTAATAAAGGAATAGAATAAATTTTATGTAGATTTAATTCTACGTTTCCATTTATATCTTTTTCTCTTTCAGTAAGTAACCAATCTCTAAAATATAGAGCACATTGTCTTTTAAGTTCTTTATTAGACATTGAGTATCCGTATTTTCTATTTAACTTACCTTTTAATCCACCATCTTTATCAAATATATCTAGCTCTTCTTGAAGCCATCCTAATTGATGAGTTCTTCTAGCATATTCTATAACATTTCCTCTATCATTTTCAAATACTATTTTAGCATTGTAATATTTAGCTAAATTAAACAAATTATAATTATATTCATCTTGTGATTTAGGTCTAGCTACATATTCAGCTACAATTAAATCGTAAGGTTTACTAAAATTATTAATTCTTTTAATTACATAACAAGCACCTAAAGATTGACCATTCTCATTATCAGTAGCATAAGGGTCATGACAAATAAAATATAAATCATGTGGAGTTTCATTTCCATTCTTATAAGGAGGTTGATAAACAATAATACATCCTTCTCCATCTACATCTTTTTTAACAGGAAAATTTAAAATAGGTTTAACATCAGTAGTAGGTTGCCATTCAAGTATATTAGAAGAATTAACAACTAATCTACCTGTTGTACCTAAAAATTGAAGTGATCTTTCTGATTTAATTCTATTAATTTGAGATTGTATTTCAGCTTTAGGAAAAATATTACTTGAAGATTTAATAAAAGCTTCAGATGGTTTTCTAGGATTTTCACTTAATACCTTATCAATAGTATTAGAATCTTTAGAAGTTCTTTTAACTCTTTCTACTTCAGCTTCAATAAAAGCTAATGCTTCTTTAGTTTTAGAATTACCATTATTATCTATAAAACCATCTTTTGAATAATAATCTGGTAAAAAATAACCTATTTTAGTTCCTGACATTCCTTCTTCCCAAGAATTATCAAAAGATCTAAAGTTGTAAGGTTCAGGATTATAAAACATATCTTCAAAATCTACAATACCACCACTAAAGTCACCTCCAGTTCCATAACAAAAGATTTGACCAGAAACACCTGTTCCTGCTTGTACAGTTGGAAGTGTAGCTAAGTAAGTAGATTTTAAATTAGTAAAAGAACCAGCTTCTTCAAAAAGAATTACGTTAGCATCTTTACCCCTTGCTACGTCAGGATTGTTTTTAGAAGTTAAAGATAGTATTTTAGACCTGTAACCAGAAATTACTCTCCGACCATCAGGTAATATTTCATTAAATCCTGATTCTAAATGACTTCTAGGTTTATCTACTATTCTAGATTTACCAAAATCTGTATGTTTTATTAAAAAATCAAGATAAGCAGCAGCCATTAACAATGTTTCTTCAGCATAACCTGATTGTTCAGCTATAATAAGTGAAGTAGAATTTCTAAAAAAGCTATAATTATAAGCAGTTTTAGCTGCATTTTTAAATGAGTATCCTCTACGTCTAGGTTTTAAAACAATAACGTGCTGACCTTCATTTTTAGCAGCTTCACATTCAGTAAAATAATACCAATCACTATCCCAGAAATCAGGAAATGTTAATAATTTAGTTTGTTTGACTCTATTTGACTTAGTTGTTTCACCAAATAAATCTCTTTTTAAAACTATCTGACAAAAATTAAGATAAAAATAATGTTCTCCAGTAATTTTTACACCACCAACGGAATAACCATTTTTACAATAGTATTCTTGTTCATCCCAATAATTATTATATTCTCTGCTGTTCTTTTCAGCACCAATATACTTACCGTTCTTTAAAAATTCAATTGCTGGTTTACGAAATTCATCCGTATTAATACCGTAAATTCCTATATCTAACATTATCTTTCTCTATTACTTACTTCTAGCTTTCCTTTTATTCTTGAAGCCTTTTCTTCTTTTTCTTTTTCTACTTTCTTTTGTAATCCTTCTAATTCTGTTAACATTAAAGGTACTCTTTTACCTACATCCATTAGACAGTTAATATCATCAACAGTTATTTGAACACCAGTTTTAACAGCATTACCCATTTTAACATATTGTTGTTTATGAGTATTATTTTCTAAATTTTCTTCTAATTGTTCAATAATAGCTTTAATAATTTTATCAGTTTTATGTAAAGTTTCTGTAAGTGTTACAATTAGCTTTAAAGCTGGAGTAATATTTAACTCTTTATACTTTTCAATAGCTAATTTAACTTCAGCATCTATTTTATAACTAGAATCTCCAAATACATCATTTAAAAGATTAAAATGTCTATCTCGTTCCGAAAAATTAGCATAAATAGAATCATTAGAAGCCATGTGATAAACATAGGCAAGTTCTTTTTTAGCCAATTCTTTCTTTCTTCCGTCAGTATCACCTCGAGTCTTTTTAATTCGTTTAATAACATTTTTAAATTCTTCTATTTCGTAACAATGTGGTTCTATTTCCACATTCATTTCTTTATCTACTGCTAATAATTTCATTTTCTAAGTATCTAAGATGTTTATTATCAATTTTTTCTTGTAAAAATTCTTGAACTGATATATTTTTTCTTGTTTTAGGGTGCATTAAAACTTTTCTAGTACTATTTTTCCAAAATCCAGGTTTAATGTTAACTTTTATCCATTCTTTTTCTGGAATCATATATTCTTCATAGCTTTTTCCTTCTTCTAATTCTTCTAATTTTTTTATTAATTTCATTCTTTTGTCAAATTATATTGATGAAGTAAACCTCCTACTGTATCTACTAATTGTTCATTTAACCATATCTTGTTTCCAGTATAATATAACAAACAATGAGCTAATTCATGGTAAAAAGTATGTTCAACAATAGATTGTTTATACTTTCTCCAACTTCTAACTGTTTTATATCTATCGGCTAATATTATTTTATTATCCCATTCTAAAAATCTACCTTGACATTCGTGATCATGGCAATATTGGTTATCTATTACTACTTCAATTTCATGTCCTAGTAAAGTAAATTTAGATGGTATCATTTAATTTCTATGTTATATATAGACCCGTATTTATTTATTTCTTCTAAAGTATTTAATTTAAAATTAATATCTTTAGCATTTAAATTTGAAATTATATACCTTTTTAATGAATCTACTTTATTTGATGTGTCAGATAACTCATTTGATAATATTCTATTATCTCTATCTAACAAATACAATTCCATTTTTAAATTATTTACTGTTTGATTGTTTATTAAATAATCATCCCAAATAATTTCTTCTGGTAATTTAGTATTTAATCTTTTCCAAAATCTTTTAATTTTTTTCATAATCTAATTTTCATTTAATTTAAATATTACTTCTTGTACAGGTAAATTAATAATATAACATCTACCATCAAAAAATTCCATGATAGTATTAGTTGATTCAAATTCTTTTCTTGCAGTTAAAGCTAATACTTCATCTTTTAACATATTAGTATTCAACCACATAGAAATCCAATAATTATCTACATCATCAATAGTATTAATTTTTAAATCTTCAAGAACATTTTTGTATTGTTGATTTTCATCATCTACTAATTGATGATGGCCCCATATTTCAAATTCTATAAATTTCATACTATTGCTTTATTATTTTTAATTGATATTGCTTTATTATAAACATTAAGATTAATTCGATACCATTTGCCACAATTTTGACATTGACATCTTTTAAATTTTGTTCCTACAGCTGTTATAGCATACCCTCTAAATTGAATATGATCTGAACCACATTCAGGGCAATCTATTTTAGTTTCTCCTATAGCTACTCCAACATGAGTTTTATGTTTAGTATAATTTTTCATTGTTTGATGAACTTTTTCAGTTAAAAGAACATCTTTTTTACAATATTTAACCATTAGCTGCATAGATTTAGCGTCATTATCTAAAACTATTTTTCTCCAAAGATCATATTCAGTATGTATCTTATTTCCATATCCTAAGAAAGAAGACATATAATCTAATTTATTAGAATTAAATCTAAAATACTGTTTAGCTAATTTATAGGTATCAACAGAAGAATATGTAGGCATCATTTCTATTTTATGATATAAACATCTAGTTCTTAACCATTTAACATCAAAGTTATCTGAGTTTTGACCTACTACTTCATCAGCCTCATTAAGAACTTTAAGAAATTTAATAAGTAATTGCTTATCATCTCCTTTTTTCCATTCTAAAGAATGTACTTCTTTTTCATGTTCCCATTTATAACATACACATATTATAGCTCTTTCTTTTATAATATTGTTATGAGGAATTTGTAGTTTATAACCTGGTTGCCAAAAGAATCCTATATTAGGACTTACTTCAATATCAAAATATAACCTTTTAAATTGTACCATTAAATTCTTAGTCTTTTAGGTTTAGGTGTTTCAAAATCCTCATTTCTAAAATTAGTATGTTCATTGTAATAAACAGGATTAGTTACCTTGTCTAATTGTTCAATAGTTCTAAGAAGAATACTTTCAGCATGAGCTTTAATTGTTTTATAAATAGCTAATTCTTCATTATCCATTATATTACAAGTTTGAATAGTATTGTTACACATATCTATTAACGATATTTCTGTATCAATTTTAGGTAATCTCTTTACAAATGTTTCTTTGTCTATCATCTTTTAATTGTTTTAAATCTGTTATTTTTTTAGCTCTATATTTAGAAAATTCAAAAGTACCGAATCCTCTAAGTTTTATATTTCTTCTTTCTTCAATTTCTTTATTATTATAATCTAAACTCATTATATAAGAAGTAAATTTAAATTGAGATTGCCAAATCTTTTTAATTTCACTTTGAGTCAAATTATGTTTAATAGCTAATTGTTTAATCTCATTTTTTATTTCCATTTAAGTTTTTTCTTCATTTTTATATAATCACTTATTGTATAAATATAATTATTATAAACCATTTTACCAGCATCATTATAAACTTTAAAAAGATTTGGAAAGTCATTTCTTCTAACTTTAATAGTATAAGCACCTCTTGTATAAATATCTTCTAATTTTTCTACACTAACAGTTATCCATTTATCATAAAATAAACCATACTGAACTGTAAATACTTCACTATATGTATTCATATTACAAAAATAAGTAAAAATCCTTTCTCCACAACATAAATATAATCTTCTACTTCTATATCATATTGTTTATAGTTACTTATAAAAGTATTAGACGTAGTTAAAGCATCTTCAAGTTCAGTATGGAACAGCTTGATTATCATTTAGTTTCTTTTATTCCTTCTTGCTTCCTAATCTTTAACCCTTTAACCATTATTTTTCTTCTAAACTTATATTCTTCAAATGTTTCTCCTGCAATAGTTTGTCTTTCAGGATTATAAGATTTAAATAATCTAGTTCCATCTTCAAAAGTAACATAAGGAATAGCATAATGTTTATCTAAAGTTTCAGTTAACTCATCAGGCAATTCAATACCTATTTCATTTAAACTACTCTTCAATTCGTTGTCCATAACATCCAATTATATGTGATTCATAAGTAATTAAAACTTCTTCTCCTTCTATATACACTATAGGAATGTTTTTATATTGAGTTTCTCTACCATTTTCCCATAAATTAGGAAACATATTAACATCTACAGCAACTACATCTCCTTTTTTATATGGAGAATTATGATGAGAACAAGCTACAACAGCTTTATATTCAGCTGCTGATGCAGGAATAATTACACCAGAAGGTAGAGTTACATCTTCTTGAGGTAATGGTCTAAGTAACAACCTGTTAGGTGCAGGTAGTTTAAATCCTTTTAAGTCAGGAATACCTTCAAATTTACTTTCTTCTTTAAACTTAACTTCTGTAAGGATACCATCTGATCCTATAGATAATTTTGATTTTGTTTTTTCTTCTTTCATATTCTATTAATTTAAATTATATTTTGATTTTATTATTTCTAACTTATCTATTTCTAAATAAGGAGTATATTTTAAAATTTCTATACAATGTTGTAACATTTCTTCTTCTGTTAAACTTTCATTAGTTTTTAATAATTCCCAACTTGTAGTTAAAATATCCATTTCAAATTGAGTTCCTTGTAATTCTACTGCTGAAAATTCACCATTTGGTAAAACTCTTATTACACAATTATTTTTTGTTTTTAAAGCTTCTTTATTTTGATTAGTTACAAATCCAACTAATTTATAAAGATAGTCTTGTTTCATTATTATATTATTTTCCATATTATTCTTTTGTTGTTGATACAAATACCTTAGATATTAAATAAATACCTTTCATCTTTTTATGCAATAATCCTAAATCAGTTAATTCTTTAACAATAGCCTTAACTCTTCCATCTGATAAATTTAAACTATCACATATCTTTATCCTAGAAGTAGAATTAGAAAACCACAATTGATTTTCATCCATATTTTTAATTAGCTCATTATATACATGAATTTGACTCATTGTTTTACATTCATCTATATAAGTTTTATTTTCAGTTATCATCATTTTAACAAACCTAAACATTTTAAATTCATTTGCTTCAGAATTATGGTACAAAGATAATCCTATATTTCATTACTACAAGTAATATTTTTCATTACTATAAAAAATAATACTTAATATATTGTGGATAAATAGTTTAAAAACTTTACATAATAAATTAGTGGACACTTTTTCAGTACTACAGCTTGTGATACTTCAAGTAATGCAGCTTGTAGTACTTCAGTACTGTAGCTTGTAGTACTTGAAGTAATAGTGCTGTATTACTATCTCAAGTTAAAATGCTGATTTATAATCCATTAAGTAAATACCTCCTTTATAGTCTAAAATATGATGGATAAACTTATATCTATTTAAATATAATTTAAATCAAATCAATCATTTTATATTTTATTACATATAATTTTTTTTTAAAATTTTTTTAATTTTATGAGTGTGGGGATGGTTGGCAGGTTGAAGTTTACCCCTTCTCCAGTTTCGGAGTTGCTTGTATCCGTCACCTTTTGGTGATGGGGTTGGCGTTTTGCTCCGTAAATCACGTTAGGTTTGGAAATAATTACTGCTATTTCTTAATAACGATGAACATAAGACTCAAAAGGTCTTCTACTTATTATCACAACTAACTGTAAAGTATTGTGAATGTAGTAAATAGTAATGCTTTATCCTTGAACAACTTGATGTTGTGTTCATTGTATCATTTCATCACAAGTTATGGTATCATAACTAAACTAAGCCACGCGTGGTAATTGTTTGTGCCTAATCAGCCAGCAAAAACAAAAAGATAAGAGTGATTTCTTGTTGAATATGTTTCTATTTTAATTGGAGTAATTAACCAATTGATGTAGTATTAGTTTAGTTATGGTATTGTGATTTGTTTTACTAATGCAGCTAACCATTTGGTTAAGAGTCACAAGCCTCTATAAATTGCAGAGTGGTAAATTTTTCAACTCTTAATCATTTAAATATCATGAAAATCATCACAGCACCAATCATTAAAAAATTCTTTGCTGAAAAAATCGGCAAAACAGCTATTGAAACAACTGAAGGAACAGTATTTGTCAATGG